AAGAACGAAATCAGTTTCAGTGTTACCTCTTACAACAAGGCCCTCGCCGACTGTCATTTTTGCAAAGTTTTCATCCTTTGCGACATATTCCTCCATTTGCTTTTGAGTGTCGAACACTCTTGGAGCGTAAATTGATAAATAGATTTGTGTTTTATCCTTCAAATCATTGTCAATGATAGCCGCACATCTTCTAATTGCATTCGTAAGTTCGTAAGAACGCAAAGATGTTGGGTTAAAGTTGTTAATCCTAAAATAACGTTGGCAAATGATATTGTCACCTGTCGTAAAGACAAATTCGAATCTTTCTTTATAGTCCTTTGAAGATTCTGCGGACTTCTGCTTAAATTCTGCCATAAATTAAAATTTTAAAAAATTAAACAATAGTTTCCTCAAAAATTCTATTAGTATTATATAAAAATGATTTTCAAAAAACAAATCCAAATGAAAAATTATTCCTTATTTTCATCTTTATACTTTTTTTTCTCCCTGTCAGCCAATTCTTTAAATGGAATGAAAAAACTTGAGAAAGTATTTGAATTTATCAAATCTTCTATGCCATCACGCTTAATCATTTCATATAAATTCTCGAATGAACGGCCTTCTGGGTCCATTGGAGCATACATCATGGACTCAATATCGCTTTCGGCCCTTTTTGTCAATAATGGATGCTTCAAATCTATTATTTTCTCGTTAATTTCATAAAAATCCCCATCATATTGCTTATTTGAAATGCCATTTACTATGTTTTCATGCCATTTATACGGTTTTTTCTTTTCAGCAATACGCTCATCTATCAATTTTTGTGCTTTTTCTTTCACTTCTTCAATAGTAATTGGCCTTTCAGCCATTTCAGGCATCAATTCCATTAGTCTTGCCTCTGAAAGACCCTTTATATTACCTATATTATCAGATGTGTCACCACAAAAAATCTTCTTTATGAGAACATTTTCAATTGGATAGCCTTTTATCCTCTTAAAATTTTTAACAGAAAGGTATTTTTTAATCCTTCTGTCGTAAACGGACACCGTTGGAGTGATTAATTGTGTCAAATCTTGGTCAGAACTGACAATAACAATCCTTTCCTCAGGTTTTTTGTGCAAAGTATAGTATGCGATGAAGTCATCACCCTCTGTTTTGTTGTCAAAAAGCACTCTGATGAACAATTCTTCGCAATATTGCATTATAATGTTGCGTTCTCGCTCGAAATTTTCATCAACAATCTCTTTTTTCTTCTTTCGTTCCTCTTTTAAGGCCCTTTCTTCATCAGAAAGTGACTCTTCACGCTCTTTTTTCTTACTTTTGTTGTATATTGCCTTTTCCATGCACTTAATTGTCATGTTTAGACGCTTCCAATAGTCACTTTCCTCATCACCGTCAATAACATGCCTTGCATAGTTCTTATCTCTGTTGGCTTTATACTCATTATACAACTGATACCTCAAAATTCCCGATTCAGAGTCATCAAAAACTACATAAATGTACGAATATTGATAGTCCTTTAGCATCAACTTGATTTGAAGTAAGAACTGAAATATACCCCCATAGTGAATGCCATCAGCATTTACCTTTGTATCAGCCATACATTGACGTAAAAGGTTATTACCGTCAACTATGAGCGTAAAAAACGGTTTAGCAGACAATTCAGGGTGCAATTCTTTAATATTTTCTCTTACAGGTTGTGCCATATTAATCTAAATCAGGTATAAACGACTCAGGGACAAAATCGTCAGGTTCATATGGCCTGCGCCTATTTAGAACAGTCATAATAGCATCAAACGATTTTAGGGCATTAATGCCTTCTTCTATGTTAGTCTTGTCTTCCATATCTTATATTTAATATACAATTTTTCGGGATAAAAAACAATAGTTTATTCAGTTTCTTCATCCAAATGGTTCCACTTTCTCAATATATCCGTTATTATCGGATTTCTAACTATGTCTTCTTCAGTAAATTCAAGCACTCCTATGTCATCAATGTCTTTTAATGTCTCAATAGCATAATCAAGACCGCATTTTTCACCTGATTTCTTTATATCTTTTCTGTCTATCTGCATATTATCACCAAGAAATACCATTTTGCTATTTCTACCAATTCTTGTCAATATAAGAAGTAATTCTTGTTTGTTGAAGTTTTCTGATTCATCTACTATGATGATACTGTCATCGAATGTTTTACCTCTTAAAAATGATGCAGCCTCTTCAATAACCATGTCGTTTTTCAACAAATTAACAAGTATGTCTTTGCTATTGAAATTACCACTATCGTCTAAAATTTTCTCTATAGTAAACTCAATTGCATCAAGAAATGGCTGTAATTTCTCATCAACAGTGCCAGGAAGCAATCCAAGTGGCATTGATGATGATTCTACATTCGGGCAACAGATTATAATTCTTCTATACGGGCCATTTTTAAGCAAATCTAAGGCTGTTTCGGCTGCAATATATGATTTACCTGTTCCAGCCGAACCTTGGCAAAATACTATCTGTTTTTCTTTTATTAAATTATGTAATTCTTTTTGTTTTTGATTTTTACATTTAAGTTTTAATTTGAAGTTTAATAACTTTGAAGGATTTACGTTAGCATCCTCCTTTTCAGGAACCATTTTACTTGAAATAAATGCAAGTTCTTCATAATCTAACGATTCCACAAGTCTCTTTTTCTTAGCCATAAAAATACATTTTTAGAATTATTAATTTAGATAAAAAAAAGCACTACCCACCAAGGCAGTGCTTTGTTGTTATTTTGTAATATGTAGTCATAAAATTCATATGATATATATTATACCATAAATAGTCAAATCATTCGATTTGGTCGCCATCGCTTTCCACAAAATCCAAATCTTCACCATCCAATTGAACGTCTTTTCCTGTGTTGATTGCTATTTCATGGAGTTTCTTGAGTATTTCTGGTATTCTTCTCTTCTTGTACTCTTCTTGTGAATCTTTGTCGGTTCCAATAATTCCTGTGTCAGTACAGATAAACTCACCCTCATACGTCACGTTAAATGGGCTTGGTAATTGGTTTTTCAGGACCTTAATCTTTGTTTGTGTACCATAATTATAAGTTAGGCCCTTAGAAACAGCAGAAAGTCGCTTAACAGACGCTTTTAATTGGCCACCAAGCAGAATAATCAACCTTGAACGATATGTGATTGATTTTCCGCCTTTCATTTCCATACTCGGTGGAGCAACAGGATTTGTAGTGCCATCAAGCCAAATCTTATTAATCATAACCATTGTATTGGTATATTTTGCTGAAACTTTTCTTGATGATGGAATTTTATTGTCCATAATATCTTGGAAAGCAGCAGAAATTGTACCTGCATCAAACATATTATTGCCGACTTTACTATTGTATGACTTCAAACCACCAATACTTCCTACTGAATCCCACAAGAACAAAAATCCTTGGTCAATATCACCGTTTGCTTGCGCTTCAAGAAACTCGTTAATTGAGTAAACAATATCCTCAATAACAGCAGAATTTCTCTTTTTTCCGCCTCTTTTTCCTGTTGAATAGTCAATATCACCATATCTTTCCATTAATATAGCATTGTTGAAATAGACAAATGGCCCATCGTATTCAATAATTCTGTTTTCCTTTACTATAGAAATGTCACCAGTCTCAGGGTCAACTACTTCAACATTCACATCACCATAAACAGGTGTGGCTTCCATTCCCATGTCTATTGCATATTGGAAATCAAAATTGTTTTCTGTATCATAAATAACAGGAACAATACCTTGTCTTTGTGCCGAAACAATTGCATGGTTTACCAAAGTTGATTTTCCTGTGTTTGGATGTCCGCATATTGTTGTGACATATCCCTGTGGAAAGCCTGGGAGTTTTATGGCATCTTGAAATGCCTCAGGCATTATAATCCAATCAATTGGTTTATCTGCATTACTTGCATTTTGAATTTCACCCTTTTCAACAGAAACACCAAATCCCATCTTTTCTTTTAAATCTAAAATAGTGTTTTTCTTTTTAATAGGTGCTTTTTTTTGTGGTTGTGCCATTATAATTTTGTTTTTTCATATAAAGGATTACCTGTCTTCTCAAAATAGCATCTTCTGCACAAAGACACGTATCTATCATCACCACCAACTTCGATTTGTTCTCCGTCAGTGACAATTTCACCATCCTTATTTATTCTTGCATTAAAAATAGTCTTACTGTTACAATAACAACTTGATTTGATTTCTTCAAAACTATCCGCTATTTCAAAAAGCCTTTTTGAACCAGGAAATAATTGTGTTCTAAAATCAGTTCTTAAACCATAACATAGAACATTTATTCCGAAATTGTCAGCAATAGCAGCCAATTCATCAACTTGTTTCTCAGTTAAAAACTGACATTCATCAATCAAAACCCATTTAAGGCCCTTTGCTCCATAGAACAAATCAGCATTTAAGTATTTTGAAATCATTTCAAAAATGTTATCGTCTGTGGAAATACTAACACATTCAATATCACCAATAGCCCTTGAGTGGATAACATCTTCGCCATCCCTATCGTCTATTTTGCTTTTTAAAACAATAAAAGGTATTGAATGTACTTTAAAATTATGGGCCGTGGCGATAAGATGTAAACTTTTTCCACTCCCCATGGCCCCATAATTAAATTTTATCTTACCATGACAGCACATATAAATTAACTCGGTAAATCATCATCGCTGATTTCCAAAGAACTTGCGAATGATTTATTCTTTTCTTGCTCTTTTATTTTTGCCTCCGCATCTTTAATTTCCTTGTTAATTTCAGTTGTGTTGGCCCCATGTTCTTTTTCGTACTCTTCTTTGTCAACCCAAATTCCTTTTGTTTTATCGAACCACGGAACTCTCATTTGAGCAACCAAGTTAAGATATTCATATGGCTTGCATGTAAACACTTCTTGCCATTTCTTTTGGTCGAAAATCCATTTCTTCATTTGTTCCTCATCCTTTGACAATGGGCTTCTATCGCTATCGTCAACAATAGTTGGAGCGGATTTTTCTGAAGATGTGATTGTAACATTCAAGTCACGGCCATCGTAAATATCAAGAATGTTGTTCACTTCACCCTTTTTCTTTGCGGATTCCTCCCTCATCTTAGCCAATTTCAAAATTTGGTTATATGGGTCAAGTTTATCCTTAACTCTGATGTTAAATTTCCAAAACTTAACACCTTCGTTTTCCTTTCCACGTTCAATACACCTTACAATAACAGCCTCTTGGCTCTTAAATGCAAGTGATGCATCTTGTAACGCTTTCTTCTTAACAGGGTCTGTCTCTTTTGTTGATTCCAAATAAGCAGCGTAATTCATTTCACAAAACGGGCATTTTGTGCCATATTTTTCATGGTCAACTCCATCTGAGTTTTTCAAACAAATGTACGTCTTATAGGGCTTTTCGCCAGGCTTTACCATTTCTTGAGGGACTTTAACGTTATGCACATGGATTTTTGCAAACGGATTACCTGTTTCTAAGTCCATCGGTAATAACCTGATTGTAAGTGTTTTTTCCTCCTCACCTTCAGCAAGTCTTACATTGAGGTAGTTTTTTACGTCAAAACCATCCTTTTTTGGTTTTGGGGCTTCGTTTTCATTAACGACTGAATCTAAACTGATGTTTGGTAATGTGATTAAATTACCCATAAAATAAATTAAATTTTTTCAAAATTATTATTTTTTAAAAGTTAAACAAAAAATTACTTAGTAGTATTATACAAAAAATTCATCAAAAAAACAACTATTGGGCCGTAAAATTACAGCCCAATAATTGTTAATATCCTAATATATCTTTCAAGCCAAGTTTATTATTGGCTATGTCTTTCGCTATTGAATTATAATCAACGAAATCGTCAATGTCACCTTTAGTTATCTTATATTGAGGGTCATCAGCACCATTATTATCTGACTCATCGCTATAATTTTCAGGAGCATAGTTATTCATATACTCATTAGGTGTCATACTGTATGGTGATGATTTTGTTGAACGCATTGTCAATCTTTGCATAGGTGTAGGATTTCTTTTTTCCATTTCACCTTTAAGACTTCCAAGATATTGATTTGTATGGGCATCAATGTCATTAATTCTTTGCTCTATACTATCAATTGATGACATAAGTCTTTCAAATTTTGAAGTTAAAGCGTCAACTTTATGCTCAGTATCTTCTTGTGCATCAGTTAAATCATCAATTTCAATAACATCATCATCAGGACCTGGTGTTTCCCCGCCACCCATATTAGGGTCACCTCCCATGGCATTTGGGTCACCACCCATTCCATCCATTGCCATTCCTTGGTCAACACCTTGTGGAGCAAATCCTTCAGGAGATTGTGCGCCGCCCATGCTTGGGTCTGCACCACCCATTGCATTAGGGTCTCCACCCATACTTGGGTCTGCTCCGCCCATTGCATTAGGGTCGCCACCCATACTTTGGTCTGCACCACCCATTGCATTAGGGTCACCACCCATACTTTGGTCTGCACCACCCATTGCATTAGTGTCACCACCCATACTTGGGTCTGCGCCACCCATTGCGTTTGGGTCTTCGCCAACTTCATCAACGCCATCCCTTGGTGATACATATTCGACCAAGTGCCTGAAGCTGCTTTTTATTTCATTTATATTAGTTTTAGTCATTTAACAATTGCCTATTATCCTCTGTTAAGATTATTTTTGATGATTCGGTTCTTTCAATTAAACCCTTGTCTCTTTTAATAACTTTTGTATCACTCAAAACATTTGCCATATTTTCAGCTGATGCAATTTGTTCTTCTGTCATCATATTCTTTTTATTTTTTCTTGCGTTATTTTTTGTAGGCTTTTCTTCTTCTACTTCTTCTACCATTTCTTTATCTTCATTTTTAGTAGGAGCAGTAACAGTAACAACATTATTACCACTTTCGCTTATGGCTTTTTTGTGTGTTACTTTTGTACCTCTTTTAATAAGTCTATTTATTGACATAATATAACTATTTTTACATAAATTGTTGTAAAAGCAAAAAACGACAAGTACTTATT